CTTTCTGTTGCTTGAAAGTGAGGGGAGAGCAATCCACTTCCTTTTTGGTAGAAGCTTGGTATGCCTTGAATTTGGTTGCCTTGAGTTCCTGAATACTATCAAGGAATTGTTGAACGTTGTTTTCCATATGTGTTTATTTAAGATTAAAATTAATTATGGGCATAAACCGTAAAATCATCATAACAAATTAAAGTTAATCTAGGTTCTGTAGTATCTCCCATCTCACGCTCCGTATGAGGATTGAAATCTTTGATTTCTAAAGATTTTGTCCCATTTGCAGTATGAATGGTTACATCACTATCCATATCATATTTATTGAGCCTTTCAATCAAATCTCGTAATTTCATATTAACCATACTTACACTATCAATTTAAAAAATCAACCCAATTCTGGTGTTTTTTCCGAAGTATTTTCCTGATTGAGCTTATCGACAAAGTAATCAATGTCTCGCATGGTGGAATTCAGGAGTATATTACCGTCTATTTTAGCCGACAGGTGGTAGATGATATCTCTATAATAATCTTCCCCATACGGATGGCACAGACCCCTTAGAAGCTCAAGGGGAGCATGTCCCATGAAATTAATATTAATGTTTTTCAAGGATGAATTAGTAAAACGAATTGTTTTGGATTCATTTTTGAGAAGTGCATTGATCAGAGTATTGTATGTGGATGCGGGAAGCTGTTCAATCAAAGCTGCTTTATCCCCCACATTGGCAAAATCCAACACGGATTCCCCATATTTCACCTTTCGGATCGTCTCCGATATGGAGAAAATATCGTAATCCTTTTTAAACAGGGGAGGGACATCCAATTCAAATTCCAGATTATCGGTCTTGATGATCAGGGGTTCCTTATCGTAATTTTCCAATTCTTTTATAAAGTATGAAAGGGATACTTTCACGTTCTTCTCTTCCACGGTGAATCCCATGTCATAGGAGACATCACGTTCCCAACATGTTAAAACATTTAAAAATTTTTCATAAATGTTATCCCCTGAAAAGTTGTTGAGATAATCAATCAGGCAATCATCCCCATTTTCGGAGATTTCTTTAAGGTCTTTGAATTTGATTTTCATAGCTGAGAATAATTCTCACAAGCAAACGTCACACTCTTGATCGGATAATCAGTGTTGTCATAATCCATGGTGAATCCCTCCACAGCAACGGGGAATGCCCGTTTGAATTGGTATCCTTTTCGAAGCACCCCGTTATTGGTGTATTGTTTTACGGTGATGGTGGACTTGAGATTCACACCACGCTCCACCAGACCCTTGATACCAATGGCGATCTGCCAAGGACGAAAATACTCATGCTCCAAATCCTGTCTTGTTTCCAGAAAGTTGATGGAGAAGCTACGGGAGAGGAAATCGCTTCGGGATGACATGGCATAGCCGGGAAGGAATCCACCATAGGAATCTCCTGCCACCATGGGAGTGAAATTGGATGATTCTTGGGGGATGGTAACAGCTTGGGCTGGAAGTATTGTTCCGTTCCTAGTCATGGCATTGGGAGCGATCTTGGCTTTCCAATTCTCCCCAGCATCCGATAGAACGCTATTGATTGCTGATTCCGTAACACCATCTATGGATACCGTCCAAAGAACTGGTATAGATAGACAGTATTTGGCTTCTCCTGAGAACGCCTGAAGGAAATCGTTGATTTGAGGACCAGCCATGAAGATACTTAATCAGAAAGATTAAGCAACGGAGAAATCTTTATAGAAGTGATAAGCGAAAGTAGCTGGGAAATTAAGAACTTCTCCAGTTCCATCAGCAATTTGATATGCAATTTCTCCGATGGTTCTCAAAGAGGCACCAACAAGCTCAATTGTTTTAATAACTTCCAACGACCCGCCGCTGGAAACATTGGTTCCACGTTGGCATGGAATTTGGAGAACATCTAAAGTGATAATTGACTCAAAACCGGGCATACAGATATTTCCAGTGGTGTCCTCATTGTTGAAAAGAAGTCTGCTTGCGCGTTCAAGTTTGGTGCGGATATCCAAGGATTGGTCAACATAAAATTCAACACTCCAACCTTCAGAACCCGGATAAGATGATTTTCCCGGCAAATTGAAGGTCTGCCCACTGAAGTTGACTTGCTTGTTCTCAATATCGCGTCCGGGTAGGGATGCACTACGAGCATAAATCAAATCTGTTTCTCCGTTTAGAGATAAACCAGTGATATTGATCTGTTTAACACGGAATAGGAAGTCCCTTGCAAATTGTTTTTGGGAGGCTTGGTTGAAAAAGTTTTCGATGCTCGTTGCCATTGTATTATTATTTAGTCATTTGGTATCACTTTTTTCCAAATATATCCTTTAGCACTTCTCCCAATTTTATCACAAACTGGATTAATATATCTACTATCTATTCCAGTTTGTCTTGCTGCTTCTCTAATTGATGGATATCTTCCAATAAACTCACCACATTTCGTATATTGCTCCACTTCTATACGATCTTTCCGATTCATCATTAATTTATTTTTATGTTCATTGGATGTTTTTTTACCATATCTACCATTTCTCTCACCTCTACGCGAATCTCCCATTTTTTTCTTTGTTTCCTCTGATAATTTTTTACCATACATTGGATGTTTTTCACCCCTTTTAGATTTGGAAATATTCTCCCTCCACTCTTTTGTGATAATCCTCCCTTTAAAAATTTCACTTCTTCTTTTACGAGATTCTTCAGAATGTGTCGCACCTCTCCTATTTTGACCCTTTATCCATATATTATAACCATTTTCAAATACAGAACTTTTATATTTTTTAATCATTTCTTCTTCCAATTTTATCAAATCATCTTTTGTAAAATTTGGAAAAAAATAATATTCAAATGAAAAATTTTCAATACCGTATTTTCTAATAGCTTTAATTATTGGTCTGTTTTCTTTTTTAAGACGACAATACGAATACATTCGCTGTTTTAGATTTAATGTTTCTCCGATATAAAATTTATCATTTATATTATTTCTGAAAATATAAATTGCTGGGGATTTTTTATAATCAGTAGGAACTCCTATATTGTCGATAGTAGTGGACATATTATTATTTAGTTGTTCGACACAATCTTTTCTAATAAAAAATCCCGATTAGTAAAAACCAATCGGGATTTAGATTTTTTATTTAGTCAGATGGTTAAATCAATTCTTCCAGATTCGCATCACTACGGGTAGCCGTAAAAGTTATCAAAATAAACTCAGCGGTTCTCGTTGGTTTGATCAGAATATCAACCTTCAACTCATTGGTATCAATGACTTGTGGAGTATTATTCCTTTCGTCGCAAACGATCAGATAATCATAGCAACCACCGTTCTGTTTCGCAAATTCGAAAATCGGCGTAAGCGTGTTTACCAAGCGAGTGCGTGTGAATTCGTTGTTGGGTTCAAACACGAAGAATTGGGCAGCTTTCTTGGTAGGTCTTTCCAGAGCAAGGAACAACCTACGGACATTGATGCGATCAAATGCGCTTGGTTTGCGGCTCATGGTCTTTTGACCAAAGACAACCACACCTTGGGCGGGGGAGAACATAACAGGGTTGATGTTGATCTTGTAGAACTCATCACGCTGTTTCTGATTCGGATTGATTGCGATGTCCAGAGCGTTTGTCACCAGACCACGGGTGAATCCAGCAGGAGCAGACCATGGGAATTCCGCAGCATCGCTACGTGCCATGATAGCAGCTTGGTATCCAGAGAATGGAAGCCAAACCTTTTCACCTGTGAAATCATCATAGGCTTGCACCCAGTTTCCATAAGTTGCAGCATAGGAAGTGTTTTCCAATTCGAATTGGTGTCTCATAGCCCAATAAACATCTGTTTGGAAGTTCTTGTTTCTATCAGAAAGAATCTTGGTGTTTCTTCCAGTCACAAGAATGTGACGGATAGGATCAGCAATGAATACGCAGTCGCCACGACCACCAGTATTGGAGGGGAGGTTACAGAAGTTCTCAAATTGGTTGAAGATCGCGCTGTAATTGGCACGAAGATCGGTTGCTACCGTATTGTAGAAAATATCTTGGGATGTTCTCAGGGAGTCCACCTTAGCCTTCAACGCACTGTTATAAAGGGTATCGTCATAATATGCGGTTCCCGCAGCAGATGTCATCGTGAAGATCGTTCCCAGACCACCTTCGACAACCACATCAATGTCATAGATTTCATCATTCTTGATGCTTTCCAGAGCGCGGTTGATCTTGGTTGGAACATTGCCGATGATTTTTTGGGTGATCTTGACAGGATTGTAAACACCCAGAGGATACAGGGCATTTGCGACTCCAACGCTTTCAGAAAGACCCGAAAGTGCATATGTGTTAGCTACTGTTAAATTAGAACTAAGAGCGGAGGCGGTAGAGGTAGTGGTTGTAATACCTAATGCAGCGGAGATGCTTGTATATTGAGTGGCAAGCAAGCTCTCAGTTACCACACGGATTTTCTTGGTGGGATTACCCGAAGAATCCAGCGAGGATTCGGTGAACTTGTTGGAGATGTATGGATTGACCATGATTTCCACATTGCGGGAATTGGTATCCTGAGTTTCAAGGAAGAATGGAACGGATGGTCCACCATTTGGATTGAGTTGAGTTCTGAAAGTATCAATGGAACCCACGATACGGTCATCAAGCACATAATCCAGCTTGAATGCTTCCGTTGCATATACACTCTTACGGAGCTTGAAGACACCAACGTTAAGAAGGTCATCGTCTTCCCTATCGGCAATGTTGTAGTCGGTAAGGTTCTCCATGACTTGGGAAATACTACCAGTGGCACCTCCATCGGTAGCGGAGAGATTGAATTGGAGCGTTCCGTTTGGAATCTGCGTGAAATCCGAAATCACACCAGCAGTAAGGCTTGTGGTATATGCGCGGGTGATTGCATCAAAATTGGATGCTGGATTGAGATTTACGTTATCTGCGATACCGACATAATAACCTTCAAATTGGCTATTGATCGTGGTTTGGGCTTTATCAAGCACAATGATACCAGCACCGCCCATGGCAGAAAGGGTATTTGCCTTTACAGAGGAAAAAGAGGAAAGGGGAGATGCCGTTGCAGACCAATCAAAGAGGGTTCCTTCCATGGCTTGGGCAAATTCCGTTTCCGATAGGGTAATCTGATAGGGTTTTCCGAGGAAATAGGTTCCAGCGGAGAGATCGAGGTTTCTCGTTGTGGTAACTCCGGTGGGGGTTGCGGCAACAACGGGATAAACAAGGGCAGAATGTTGGCTTCCAAATCCATCACCAGAACCGGAACCATAAGGAAGACGGAAAGTGTAGATGTTTGCGGGAGAATTCAGGAGTTCCCTCACAGTGTAATAGAAATAACGTTCTGCGCTATTGGTTGGGGTTCCATAGATTGCTTCCAGTTCGTCTCTGGAAGTGATTTTGATAACCTCATCAGAATATCCTTGAGGTGTATAACCTGCTACGAAAATATTAGTCCCTACATTCGCCTGTGCGACGAGACTTAAATCTCTCTCAAATATCTCCACCCCAGCCGAATTTATTGTGCGTGTTGCCATATTACTATTTAGCAATTTATGGCTGAAAATTTGTTATTCTATAAAACACACTATTTTTCAATCATCTCTGCCACAGAATTTCCATCAACATCCTCGACAATCTTGAAAGACGGTAATTTATTATCTTCTGCATATTTTTCCAATTTGGCTATCAATTCTGCACCCAATGGTTCTTCTCCTTGAACCATTGTTGGTAATTTTCCTAAAAATATATTTTCCATGGAATTACTTTACCTTGAAAAATTGAAATGTCAACTCAGAGTCTGATTATATCTATCACATCCCAGTAAATTGATGTGCATTTGTGAGAAAACAAAAGTAAATCCGCTTTCAATCTCCATTTCACCCGTCTCATTCTGAGAGAATGCTAATTCATCGATTGATGTTACAAAAGCTTTCGTATATTTAAATTGAATTACTTTATTATCATATTCATCCAATCCATACATCGTAATATCCGTCTGATAATCCGAAAAATTACCATCCACTATAATACCCTTTTCATTGAATTGACCCGTCTTTTGGTCATGTTGTAGATTCAGCCATTGGTAAATTACCCAATAATTATTATATCCGCTATCCACTTTGAATTTGACATTTACGGGAGGATAAGGGTCTTTGCTATGGCTTGACACATAAAGCGTATCTCCCGCATATCGGGTGGCAATCGCTTTAATGGTCAATCCCGGAACCATCGTCCCATAGATGCTGAATTGCACACTATCGGGAATGATGGTATTGTCATTCCTTGTGTAATTGGATTGGATTCTCTTTAAAATTGGGGGCAAATCGAAAACGAGAAGGAATTTATCCTTCCTGCTGCGATTTAAGAACGATTGTCGGACCTCTGTATTACTCACTAAACATATTTAATGGGAAACGCTCCTTTAACAGATCATAGAATGGTTTATAAAAATAAACATTATCGGGAGGATATTCAACTGCCCACATTTCCACCATTTCATCCACATCATAACCATTATATCCCAACTTCGCATCCTGCGCGACATAGAATTTCCACTTTGGATTATTCTCCGCAAATCGGTAAAACCTTTGGATATTTTGTTTTAATTGTTTTTTTGGTATGGATCGTTTGGCTCCCGCTTTCGTGACGGATGGGATTGCATATGATTTACCCTCTCGCCCTTCTTGGATACCTTCAGCACAACCCTTCACATTCCATCGACCTTTCCACCCATTCTCTTTTAAATGGTAATCGTATTTTCTCCAAACGTTACCAATTTCTCCAAAAGATGCATATCCCGCTGATCCGGCCCCGTGCCACCCCAATAAATTCGAAGTGAACACAAACACTTCATCATCTTTTAGATCGGTGATGTAATTTTCATAACATTTCACACTTTCACGTTAGCATGAAAACACACAAAATCAACCGAAATATTTCTCCATTGCTGCCCATTGATCGGAAGAGATATTCCTTTCGGGATTGGAGAACACCGAATGATCTGGTAAAGCCCAACCCGCAGCTTCCAATTCCGCCATGTCGCTGACAGCAGCACCCCCAAATCCTCCGAAGAGCATGGGAGAGATATTGGAGTGTTCAATCTTGTCAACCTCTTCATTCGTGTATATGGATGTGGATGATCTGTATTGGTGAAGTCCCTGATCGATGGGTTTTATGCGTAAAGGTTTATCACAATCATCCAGTTCCTCAACTTCAAAATACAATTCAGTTATATCCTTGTAAAGAGCCATCAATGCCCACACAAATGCCATCACACGGTCATCATGTTCCCCGCTTTTGGCTTTCCAAGAGCCATTTGGGTATCGCACAAACATCTTGAACTCTTTCAGGGTGTCGATGTTGCGGAATACCACGGATTGCGCTTCATTAACAAAATATCTCTGGTTGAGAACCGCTTTGTATTTGGTATTGATGTGGGAAATCATACCATTCTGCTTGTTCTTATGCGCTTCCTTGGCTCCCCAAGACACAAGATTCTGATACATATGTGTATTTGCCAAGGTATCACATACTCCGGTTCCTTGGTTGTTGCGCTCAATCAATAGCAAAGGATTTCCCCAATGCCCACAAATTTCAACAACTTCATTGGTAAATTCCGATGGGCCGATCATATTATTATGATATTCCGCAACTTGTATGATTTCATTGGGGTTTGTGATGTCAAGGACTTCTAAAACCGATGCATCCAACCCAACACCTTCGGAAACGTCTCCCCCAATGACATAAATTTTCTCAGGATCGTATTCTTCCCATATTTTATATTTACCGTCTTTTAGGATGTGGAGCGGTGATTTACAATCGATTTTAAGTTTATCGAACAATGCTTCGTCCAACGATGATTCACTATTGTCAACAAAATGACAATTATATTCCTGTTCAAATAATTCATATGATCCTAAACGAGCAACTTCTTTCAATTTCCATGCTTCGTCTCTACCCGGAACCTCCTCCCAAGTGATCGTTTCAGCGTGAAATTCGTTCCACCCATCAGTTCCTTTTTTCAACGCATCTGCAAACATTTTATAAAAAACATTATCTTTTCCTCTGGGAGTTGAAGTGATTAATATTTTAGATGTTTTTGCTCTGGAGATGGTTGGTAGGACAGAAGACATGAAATCAACCACCAAACTATCGGGATCAACCCACGCCAATTCGTCAAGTAAGAGGCATTGAATAGTGCTTCCTCTCGCAGTTGAACTACTTGTCGTTGCAATCCCGATGGTTGAACCATTTGAAAATTCGGTGCTTTCCTGACCCCATGTTTTAACTCCGGGTTTCAACCAGTTGGGCAATTCCTCATATGCTAATTTAACACGCTTGAAAATCATTTTCGCGGTGTCTTCTTTGTTGGCAACGATTATAGTGTTTCTATAATCCTTAAAACAAGTCTCATGTAGGGCTAATATGGTTAGACATGTGGTATTATGACTTAAAATACCGTTAGTGAAAATTCGATGATCTTCGCTATCCACAGTCGCATCATACATATGTTCGCTACGATCAGTCTTAACAATTGATAAAACCGCTTCAAGACCGTTTTCCGTCCAAATATTATCACCAATATTCAAGTTCTCACAAAAAACTTCCTCATAATCAGAATTTTTAAAAATTATGTGTTCATCAGCACATTCTAATTGAAAATTTTCGGTTGTTATGATCCACACATCATATACAACTGTCTTATGAAGATGTGTCAAGTCGTGCCACCCAGAATCAGTCCAGATTTCATAATCAGTTAAATCTATGGTTTCTATTATCTTCCCCATTTAACTATTTAAAAAATTTACACAATCTTCTATGATTTTTTCATTATCATTATTGAAATCTTTTTCTTTAACGTGTAAAACTTTACACCCCAACGTTCCAATTATTTCACTTTCCCTTAATAATTCTTCAGAAGCCCCTTTACCTTTTTTCCCATGCCAATATGTCCCGTCAAATTCGATGCATTTATTAATATCTTTGATATAAAAATCTATTTTTCTACTTGATCTAAATGTTTTCACCCTAAACTCATGATTTTTACCATCGTTGACAATCTCTCCATTGTTTAATGTTGCGAAGTAAATATTTTTATATTTATCTTTCACTCTTTTCCAAACCTCAACAAACAATTTCTGTGAAATCATTGAATAATTCATTCTCTTAAATGATTTCAACCATTTATCGGTTATTTCAGCTCTAATTTGAACTGCTTCTTCCAATGAGCATTTCTTTCTTTCCATGATAGAGTCAACAGCGTTGGTGGCTTGTGTTTCTCTAACTTTTTTATAAGCCTCCTCTTGCGTATGTCCTCGTTTTAACCAATATCCCTCTTGAGATGGTAAACGATCCCCGATTAAATGTGTTTTTCTAATCTTTTCAGCGCAATTTTTAGCGCGATTTTCATGTTTATTATACCACAAAACATTACAAGATGTGTTGTAGCAAAATTTATCGTATCCATCTCGCACATTTTTAAATCGTGTTGGGGTTTTACACCATTTACAAAATCCCTCACTATCACATTTTTTAATATGTTTTTTATAATAATCTTCTGGATCGATGTTTAGCACACCTTTGAGGTGTCTAGTCAAGCGATTTATTCTTGTGAATGTATTCCCATCTTCTAAACAGGTGTATTTAAAATCTTTTAATTTTAAACTTTTCAAATTTTGATTATAATGCAACAAACAACAAGTATTATACTTCAAAAAATCATAAGGAACTTGATTATTACAATCATGTTTTTTACATTTACTATTCGGTTTAAAATATTTTTCATAGAGAGATATTTTATCAACTTCACTCAGATTGTATCTCATTCCCAATGATCTGGATGCTGCTCTCCAACAAGAATAATATTCATCATACTCGTCAATATATATCAAGTTATTTTCAACATCTTCTTTAGTTTTTTCTAAATCAAATTTATTATCTTTATATATAAAAAACAAGGTTCTACTATGACAACCCTTCCACTTTTTTCCATCTGACAATAATTTTCCAGTAATTATACATGTTTTGTTCGTCATGTATATATTTAGTCTAATCGCTTAGATATTTGTCTATTTTTTAATAGAATTGTAAAACTTTTCAGCTTCAACTTCTTCTATTTCACCTGTTTTTTTGTTTCGTATTTTTATTTTAGTATCACCAACAAAACATTTTCCCGATTGACGAGATGAGTTGACAATATTAAATCTGTTATCTCTAAATGCGTTCAGCAACCGCTTCTGATATGGTAACAACGGTATTTTAATCTTACCTAAATCCGGCTCAATGATATAGAAATAATTTTCAGCAAAATATAAAATATCATCCCGACACTTGGCAATCTCAGCCACCATCTCTGGTGTATATTCGAATGTAGCACTAGCTGTGGGCAAATTAGGATTGCCCATATATGTATCTTTTTTCCTACCCATATTACCTATTTAGAAATAATTCCCATATACACTACCATCACTACCTCCCGTGGATGGAGGAAACACATCCCTTTGCACGATTTCATCGGAACTTTCGGTGTATATCTTGTTATCATCCAGAACAGAAGATAGCGACAAAAATGCTGCCGAAAGACCCGGATACATTCCCGTCAATTCTGGGAACATCGTGGAAGACAGCTTACCGAAGAAAGAATTATCAGCAATTTGATGATTCATATTTTCCCTTGGTTCATTGGTGGTGAAGTTATGCTCACTACGAACAGCTTTCAATCTCCAAACATAATGACCCATTGCAGGATTGAGTTCAGCGGCATCTTCATCCAGAGCTTCCGTAACCTCAAATATCTTGGCTCCCCTGCCATTCGGCCTATCACATCCAAATGGTGTCACCCTGATCTTATCCTGTGATTTGGGTTCGCAAGCCCATGGACCATTTTCCTGATCAATAATAATTTGCTCCCCTGCTTCCGTTAATATGGGATTATTGTTTTCATCTCTTAAAACACCATCAAATACGCTAAGTCCAGCAAATTTGACATTAAAATCATCAATATGTAAATAGAGTGTCAAAGTATCGGGGGAATCCATACCAGCCAGAGCATAAATTGGGGAGGCATTCTCCATCTGGATATATGCTTTGATAACTGTTGGACCGAGCCAATACATGAGAGTGTGTTCCCCATAGATGGAGTTCATTGCCTTTGGGTTGAAGGTGTTCACATAATAATCAATCTCCACCCCATAATTATTGATAAGCTCCCCAAATTGGGAATTGAATATGGCTCTTTCAGCCTTGAAATTGGAAGGATCGGCAAATCCCCCGCAATTGGGGCGATAAACACCAGCAAAGATGTTTTCAGGAGTGAGACAGGAAAGTGGAATTGTTGGACAACCCATTATTTTTTAACTTCTACGATTTTACCACATTGTTGACCATGGAGATTGGTGAACAGCTTTAGGATTTGATTACTGTTTTTTCTTTTGATCTCTTTACCATCTTTAAATTCCACACCATTGAGTTGTCCCAATTCCTTTAACAGATCATCCCCAATCAGAATCTCTCCTGCTGTTCTGATCTTCTTATACGGTCCTTTGTTCCATGGTATCTTTCTTGTCAGGGGATCGCGGGTAATATTACCCCCCTTCTTATTATTGGCGTGGAGGGATTGCTTAATGTCACCAAATCCATCCTTGTGTCGATACTCAAGTATCACACCATTGCGCTCTTCGAAAAATTCCAGAAAGGACTTCATGCTAATACTTAACAAAAAAAGAGGGAATCATCACGATCCCCTCTTCTTAGGTTTATTTTTTTAATTCATATTAGCGGAAGAAATCTTCTGCCTGTCTAATATCCGAAACTTTGTTCTGCTTGCCCATATCAGGTTGCTTTGCACCGTGGAGAGCGTGACCATAATCACCGTCATTACCAACCTTATCAGTGGTTCCCACTACCTTGGTTTTTTGGTTTTTTGGTTGGGGACGGCCATTAACCTTGTTGCTACGACCTTGGAGCTTGTGTTGTTGACCACCACCCTTGCCATCCTTGGCACCTACGGTTCCGTCATTACCAACCTTGTCAGTTGGAAACGTTCCGCGCTCTTCATCTTCGTCATAAGAGAAATCATCTTCTTCTTCGTTATCTTCATCCATTTCGTCGTCTCCTCCGAAATCATCGCCTTCATCAAAGTCCAGATCATCTCCTTCGTCTTCCATACCACCATCAAGAACTCCCATCAAAACATCGTGAAGCTTTTGTGCTGTGGCACGATCAAGAGTAAATGTAACTTGGTCTTCATCGTCACCGAATTCGTCATCTCCAAACTCATCGTCCATGGGAGCATCACCAAGGCCGAGGGCATCAACTTCTTGAGC